AATTCATATATAAATATCAACAAATATAAAAAAAAGGGACTTATATTTAAATAAATCCCTTTAATTTAGTTATTTTAACTAACCATTACTCTGGAAAAGAAGCACCAGTTGGTTGTATTGTGAAATCCAATACAATAAACTCTGCTGTTCTTGTTGGTTGTAAGAATAATTGTCCGATTAATTGATTTCTATCAATTGTATCAGGTGTGTTATTCGTTTCATCCATCACTACTCTAAATGCACTTAAACCACTTTGTGATTGTACATTTTCTAAGAATGGATTTACAATTCCTAAGAATCTTCTTCGTGTTGCCGATGTATTTTGTTCAAATACAAGGAATCTTGAAGAAGAAGCAATGAACTTCTTAACTCTAATCAGTAATCGTCTTACATTGATTCTATCTAAAGCACTTGGTTTTTTCTGTAATGTTTTTTGTCCAAACACCGTTACCCCTTGTCCAGGGAATGTAGCAATTGGATTAACATTTGAATCATACAATGTGTCTCTTTCACCTTGAGTTAGTTTTCTTTCAGCTTGAATAGCACTTGTAATTCCACCACGATTCAATCCAGCAGGAGCGAACCACGGGTGTGCAACTCTATCATTGAATGCATATATTCCACCTAATACTACTGATGGTGGCACCCATCTTTGAGTTCCAGCAACTTGTGAATCTGGTACTTTAACCCACGGGTAATACATAGCTGCGAAGTTTGAATCTTGTGTTTCAGCTTGTGTTACAGCGGCACTTGGATTTTTATCGTAAGTAACTGGGTCAATTATTGCGAAACAATCACCTCTATCTTCACATACATCAATCGCTTTATTCAACACTGTATTATGTGTATCGTGAGTCAAACCAGGAAGTAATAATAAATTAACATCAAATTCATCTTGATTTTTAAGTAAGTCAAGAGCATTTGAGTAAGCAAGTCCACCATCATCAGTTATTAAATCACTTGGTGTGAAACCTTGTGTTTGAGTAGAGATGTTTTCATAGAAATTAACAGGATCTGATACACTACCATTTTGGTTACCTAAGGCATCAAAACCAACTTGACCATCTGCACCACCACCAAAACCACCAAGTTCTGAACCACTACCAACTTGTGGTAATGATTGAGATGTAGCTGGTACTCTTACTTCACCATTTTCATCTAAGTAATCAGAGGTGTTTGTGATACTTTCAACAGTTACGAATCTTGATTTATTTGCATAAGAACCACTTAATTGTAAGTATTTTGTACTTCCATCAGTTCTAACAGTTTGTCTTTGGTCACCAATTCTTTTTGCAATATAATTGACTGAATTTGGGTCAAGACTTAAATCATTAAATGACTCTAGTGTTTGTTTTCTTTTAACATTATCATTACCAGCCCTAATTAATAGATTAAAAGTACCTTTTTTAGGATTATTTGATGCAACTTCATATCTAACATTATGAACTGAACCACTTAACAACACTTGGTTTGTACCCGAATCAGTTCCTACAGACATCGCACCGTTATTCATTATTGTTCCATCAGCGATTGTTCTCAATACAAATGCAGTACCTGATGTTCCATTTGTACCACCTAGTAAAGTAGATGGGTTATCTACCACAGCTAATTTAGTACTTAAATCCACCTCCGTGAAAAGGAAAGGACCAGTATCTGCTATTGATACGAATGAACCAGTTGATATTGCGATATTTGCATTCTCACCTTTAATAGATGAGGATATTACTGCTACTGTTGATGTAGCTCCCCTAGCAGCTGTTATTGATAATCCATGTAAAGAACTACTATTGTTTATTGCATCTACAAAAGCTTGTGATGATGACATTATGTTACCAACTATACCATTAGCATTATCTAATGCATTTACAGATTCAAATGGAACAAAAATCTGTGTAGCTGAGTTGTTTAAACCTGGCACTGCTGAAGATGATACAAATGTAAAATCAACACCACCAATTTGAATCTCATCAGCATTAGATTGTGCACCAATACCACTTGAACCAGATGCAGCTTGAATGAATTTAATTGATGCTGAAGCGAATGTATCACCAGTTCCATCTATTGAACCACTTGTTGCAACTGATGCAGTAGCTGGTGCAAATGTACCATCCATAACTCTTACTACGGTTAATGTATCTGAATTTTTTAAATACTCTTCTGCTGCGTGTGATGTTAAGAATTGGACTGAATCCGAACCACTTTTTACAACATCACCAAATTTTGCTTGAAAATCTGAAAATGATGTTACAACGGTTGGGACTCCTGCAGGACCTTTTACAGTTGGTCCAATGATTGCGGCTCCAATATCAGCCACAGCGGAAGGTAAGAAAGTCTGATCTATTTCATTTGTAAATACACCAGGACTTATAATTTTTTCGGCCATTGAATTTCTCCTAAGTTAACTTATTAAATCTTTTTGAGGTAAATATACTATTTTGCGCATTAGTATTATTCATATATAAATATATGAATTGGTTCTCAAACGATAGGTTTTTTTTTATATTATTCAGATTTATTTTCTGATTCTGTTGGGGTAAACACACCTGTTTCTGGATTTAAAGTTCCCTGCCCATACTTGTCTGTTATTCCATCAAGAAATTTTGATTCTTCTGTTTGAATTGATTTTAAAGAATTTTCTAAATCAATCTCTCTATTATCTAGTCTGATTTGAGCCATTTTTAATTGTCCGAATTGATTTTGAACACTTAAATAACTTTTTTGAATTTTTTGAACTTCTGTAAGTTCTTCTTCGGTAAATTTTACTTCTTTTGGCATTTATAACCTCCAATTGTGAATTGTTTATTGTCTATATATAAGTATATATAAATTTTGAAAACAAGTGATTTATTTTCCTACTTGCTCATCTGTAGCATCACCTTCCATATTAAAGGTAACTCTTGATGTGGTTGTGAATTTTTTCATATTTGATACTTTGTTTGTAATTACTGAATTTAAGTATTCTGGTAGTAAATATGCTTTTGTCGTAACACTAAATGTTGATTTAATAAATCTTTCTCCATCTTGGTTCATTTCTGATGCATCTGATACACTATCGATTGTACACATAAACTTCATATTTTCACCATCCCCCCAATATGTATGTGATTGGTCGACAAAAGATTCAACTAATGGATTCATTTGTTCTATAAAGTTTGTCCATAGTACAAATTCATATGTTACATCAGTATAATTTGGCATTCCAGTTGTAATGTTTTCATAAACAGGTTGAACTCCTCGTTGAACTGAAAATCTATCGTATTGATTATCTTTACTCCATCTTGAATTTCTAACTACATCAATATATTGTCTTCTAACATCATGTGGAAATGATTGTCCTGATAAATCATTTCTTGAAATTTCTGTTCTTCTTAACATTATCAATGGAAGTATTAATGAATTGTTTTTATCTCTTAACACTCCTCTTTTTCTAACTGCTTTCCATCTTTCTTCATTACCATAATAAACAGGTATTTTTAAAGTTTCATTAGCTTCTTTAACTCTTGGTTTCATTACATTCTTAACGTGATTTAAAACCGCGGTATCAACATCTTTTAAAGTAATGGAATAATTATCTGAAAAGTTATTACCTGGTATGATTGTAGTTTCTCTATTACCTCTAACAGTTGTTCCCTTAGTAGAAACTTCATTAGCTCTATTGACTAATTCTTTATTCACTACTTGTTTGTTTGTAATCTTATTTACTGCCATTTCGTCTTCTCAGTTTTTTAAGTTTATCCAATTTATTGTTTACCTTACCCTTAACTTCTTCTGATTTAATACTACTCATATCAGCTTTACCAATTGCAATCTCTTTCTTAATATCTACTTCAACAGCCTTTATACCTGTTTGACTTGGTGAATCAAAGTTATCTAATTTATTCATCAACTTACCCATCATCTGTTCCATTTGTAAATTACCATTCGGTTCAGGTGTGTAAGTATGTTTTCTTTCACCATATACATCTTCATCCTCTTGTACATTACCACTTACCTTAACTTCAGGTTTAGGTTTTTCTACAAAGTTAGGATTTGAAGTATCATACTTCGTAATTCTTTTTCCTGTTATTTGTTGGACTGCCATTGTTTATCCTTATACACTTATATTTGTTCTATCGATGAAGTAGTCTTGTAATTTTTCAAGTAAATCACCATCTAACGCGTTATTATAAATACCCATTTCATATATGTTTCCTTCAAATCCCGTACCACTACTTCTATTACCAAGTTCATTAATAGTTTGTAAAATGTTTTCATCATAATCATTATTTGTTCCTAAAGATGTTTTGTTTAAGAACCACTCCACTTGTCCAAATCCATCATCACTATTAAATGGTTTTTTTCTACAAGTTAATAAAAGTTTTGTGCTTTGTGGAATTGTGCCGTCATCAGGTACAATTTGTGTAGATACACTATTAGTCCCATCATTACCCTTTACTAAAAGGGGTGTTCTATTGGGATTAAGGTAGAAAACCTCAATTAAGTCATTTTTATCTGTATCTTGTAATAACACTTGACGATTCTCATCATCAAAATCAAGTGCAAAAAACAATGTAAATTCAGATAAAGCTAAACCAGTTGTAAAATCCATATGGTCTAAATCACTAACCCCTCTTTTAAATTGTAAACTATTTTTTACAGCATTGTATTCAGGTTGTGAATTAGTATCACCTTGTGTTAAATGATTACCTTTACCACTCAAATCATCCCATTGACTAACATTGTCTTCATTTGAAAGATTGGATAATGATGTTGATGAATAATAACCTTGTAAACCATTAATCTTTAATGGTAATAATGTTAAATCAGGTTTAAAATTCCTACTAATATGTTTATCATAATTTTTTCTCTCATCCTGTAAATATAAATTATTATTTTCATTAAATAATTTTAAAGCTATATTATGGTTTAATTCATTTAAATAATTACTTTCTGGTATTTCAATCCATTGTTGCCAATTTAATGGTTTTGGCCCTTGTTTTTGTTTTGAAATTTCTTTAAGTTTAAAAATTAAATTATCTGTATTTAAAATTTTAGATTTCTTTTGAGGAACTACTTGATAATTATTTTTATTATTTTTAACTATGTTTTGAAATTGTTCTGCTTCTTGTAATTTTTTTTCTAAAATAGTTTTTTCATAAGCTGTTTCAGATAATGTACCTACTTTATTTGAAAGTATATCTATTTCACTTTTTAATTCTGATATTGTGTTTTCTTTACTATTAATTTCTTTTTCAAATTTACTATTTTCTACAATTAAAGAATTTTTATTTTGCTTTAATTTATTATCTAACTCACTAATTATTTTTTCATTTTTAGTGTTTTTTACTTTTAACTCTTGAAGTTTATTAGATAAATTTTGTAATTTTTTATTATCATTTTTTAATACTTTTTTTTGTTCATTGATAATATTATTTCTATCTTTAATATCATTTTCAAGACTATCCATTTTAAAAATGTAATCTTGATAAGTTTTTTTAATTTCTATTTGTAATTCTTTTTTAGAACTTTTAGAATTTTGTAACTTTACATTTAAACGATTTATTTTAGTTTTTGCTTCTTTAATAATATTTAGCGAATTACTAATTATATCATTTCTATAAGAAAGTCTTTCATTTTTTTTATCAAGTTCTTTATATAATAAGTTAGTTTTTTGTTTTACTTCTTTAATAACATTTTCTTTTGATTGAAGTTCATTTACATAATTTTTTTCTTTTATTGAAAAAGCACCACCTTCAAAATGTCTTGCCTTATTTAACTCTTGTAAAATATTATTTTTTTCATTTTCTAAATTTATCACTTGATTTGATAAATTATTAGTTTCGTCTTCTAACTTTTCAATAATTTTTTCTTTATTTTTTATTTCATTTTCATATTGAGAAGTTATTGGTTTTCCACTAAATCTCTCTTTTAATATATCTAAACTCATTTATTTTGTACCTCGTTTTTTAAATCTTTTTATTTGTGCAGGTGTTCTACCAGTTCTTTCCAACATCTTATTCTTTTTCTGTCTTTCTTGTTTTCTATGTTTTGCTGCTTTATTTGGCATTATCTTGGTCTTTCTTCAATCTGTAATGATGATAAT